CAAGACCACGCTCATCGTAATACAAACGTACCGTAACATCTTGGTTCTCCTTGCTTAAACGTGACTTAGCAGTCTTTGCCTTGATAAGGTTTCCGACGATTTCAGTTCCGTCTTTTTCCTTTTTCTTGCTGAGGTGAATAATGGTAGAAGCAGCGTACTTAAGACCAGAACCGCCGCCCATCTCTTTAGTAGGAACGTAAGCGCCAATGACATCGTAGGTGTGGTTAGTGACAATCATGGGAATGTTTGCCTGACCCAACTTAAGAGTGAGCATACGGAAGGCACCTTTGATAAGTTGAGATTTCGTCATGTCACGAACCTGCTTATCATTGAGTGCATCAGTAATCTCTTTCTCAGTGGAAAGCATCCCTAGAGAGTCTAACACAAACATACAAGGTTTGCGTTCTTCTACAGATTTTTTTAAGTATAGGTCTACTGCCTTGAGTGCCTTGCTACGGAACTCCTCAACAGTCACAACATTAACTACAACTAACCTATTAAGGTCAATACCCCTAGACTCAAGTAGGGATTTATTAACAGCGGCTTCAGTATCAAAGTAGAGACAATAACCATCGGGGTTAGTATCAAGAAAATTCTTAACAACGGCGAGAGAAAAGAAAGTCTTTCCAGTACTAGACTCTCCAGCAATAGCAGTAATCTTATTGCCAGATACACCGCCAAATAAGCTACCTGAAACCAGTGCATTAAAAATGTACGAACCTGTGTCCACATAAGTTTCAGTCTCGTCAATGTCTGCTGCTAGTTTGGTGTAGTCATCACCAATTTCTTTTACAATATCTTTCAAAAAGTCCATCACGCTACCATCCCGTATTGTTCACGAAGAATTTTTTTATAAGGCAGGTCCTGCTCACGCAGTTCCTTTACCAGTTTGAGTTTTTGATACAAAGCAGTATCACCACCAAGAGACATTGCCTTTACGATCGTGGCAAGCTCATTATCACTAATAGGAAGATCCATTAAAAGAAAAACGATTCTAGGTTTACAGTTTTTTCGACACTCCATCCGATGGAATCCAAAATGGACTTCAGTGGTTCTACAAAACTTTTCTCAAATTGTAGGTCATAGTCGATGTATTTGTCAAGGTCAAGTTCCCTTGGAAAGTCTTGGATGAAGGAAATAATATTCTCTTGAATGATATTCGGTTTTTTCAAATAGAGAAATTTAATTTTCTCTCCGTTACCAATAAGTGAATATTTATTGGTCAGTTTTTTCTCTTTCACATAATGATTAAAGAGAAGTGCTCCACGAATATGAATAGGTGTTCCCTTCATGTAAATATCAGCATGTGAATGATACTTACGAACATCAGATGCTGTTCTTGGAAAAGCAATCTCCTCTGGAGGAAGAGACTTGAACTTTGTGCGGCACTGATCAATGAAATCAATCACTTCATCTTCAGTTCCCCTCATCATCAGTTTGAGACCATCTTTAATCATCTGACGACAGGGGGCTGGTGTAGAAGACTTGACTGCTTCAATTCCCATCATCTTCAGCTTAGGTTCCTCATAGCGGACACCTTCGCTGTCCCATACGTTGAGAATGTAACGCTTCTTCGCAGTCCAAATTCCACGTTCAGCGATATTCTCACGCTTCATAAACATCTTCTGGTCATATGCATTCACATACGTCGCCAGTTCTTGGTAGCAACTTTCAATATATTTTTCAAGTTCCACTTGACACACCTTATCAAGGAACGACACGATGCTTTCAGTAGTTTTCTCTCTTCCTTCGAATATACGGTCAACCATAGGACCCATATTAAGATAGATACTGTCAGTATCTGAGGCAATAACGTAGTCAACATCTTGTGTTTTAAGAATCTTGTTTAGGTGAGCATTCATCTTGTTCTCAATCCAACGGATAGAGACTTGACCAGAGAGTGTAATTGCCTCTGCATTCGCAAGTTTATAATATCTAAAGTACTGGTTACCGATAGCACCATAAGCAGAGTTAAGTTGAATCTTACGTGCCATCTGAATGTTATTACATCTGGCAATCTCTTTTTCCAACTCTTTAGTTTTTTTCTTCTCATACTCTTGCTTTGCAGCAAGCATCTTCTTCTTGTAGATGGTGCGATCCTTATAGATCTTCTCCATCAGTTCTGGAAGGAAACCACGAACATCCTTACGGTACATGGCACCATTAGCACATACCGCATTGTCCTTATACAGTTCAAAATTAATCTCTTCGTTTAGGATCCTTTCAACAGATGCAGAGGGATGCCTTTCCTCAAGGAGTGTTTCTGGGGAGATGTTATATTGCATGATAAGATGGGGATAAAGGCTATTAAGGTCAAAACTAACCACCCAATCATACTTGCCAGGAATCGGTTCTTTAACATACGCACCAGCATACTTAGAATCCTTATCTGAACGTTCTTTTGGAGGAATAACAATATTCCTATCCTTTAGATAGTTATAAATGATCGTATCCCACATACGAACTTGTGAGAAGACATCGGCATAATTTGCCTTAGCATCGTATGCCATTGTAATTGCCAACTCAATCAGTTTCATCTTGTCTTCCATACGGTCAACAAGTTCAACGTCAATGATGTTGTATTCTACAAACTTCTGCCATCCATTTGTATAGAAGTCTTTAAAAGTATCAAACTCAGAGTGGTCTAACTTCTTCTGTCCCAGTTCTACACTTGCAATGTAGTCAAGACGGTAAGATTCCTGCGCTTTATAAGTAAACTTCTTATAAAGATTGAGATAATCAAGTTGAGTAATACCACCAACATCATACGAAATGTTTTTACGACCAGCAATAAAAATCTCACGTTCAGTCACCAGACCCCAAGGAGAAAGCCGCTTCATCAACTTCTCACCAAGGATTCTATCGATTCTCCGAACAAGATATGGAATATCGTACAGTTCGCTATTCCATCCAGTCACAACTTCTGGGGTATTGCTTTCAATCATCCACCAGTTGATGAAATCATCAAGCAATTCATACTCAGTCCTAAAACCTTTGTAGATTACATTGTCCTGAGTATTATTAAACGGACCTTTCCCCCAAGTTCGAATTTGCTTAGTAGCATAATCCTGAATGGTGATCAAAAGGATTTCTTCTGCCGCCGATTCTACATCAGGGAATCCATTTTCAGACGCAACCTCAATGTCAAGAGTTGCAATCTTGATCTTGTTTGTGTCAAACTTGATTTCTTCTGCTGGGTACATCTCTGAGATATATTGATAGATGTACCCAGTGTTTCCATAGATCTTGAAATTTTCTACGCCTTCATACTTTTTGATAAACTCACGACAGTCACGAACAGAACCAGGTTGTATTGGTTCAACATAGTCTCCAGTAAGAGTTTGATACTTTGTTTTCTTATTGGAGGGAACAAAAAGAGTCGGGTTGAACTTCTCACGGGTCATGAAATGGCGACCATTTTCATAACCACGGACCAAGAAGTGGTCCCCGACCATTTGGACGTTTGTATAAAATCTCATCAGGCAGTTAGTTCAAGATACTTTTCGATAACTTCAGGTGTTGGATCTGCCATTGTCAGAATGTCATCTGACCTAATCATGATCTCTGTTTGATTTGTTGCTTTTGGCCAAGGTTTCATCTCTTCCACAGAGAAAAACCTAAGAGGATTGATTAGTCTGCAATTTGGATCTCCAAGTTCAGCATCAATCTCAACAACTTCGGATATGATAACATTATCAACATCCAAAAGCAAACACTTAACTACCTTGTCCATTTACTTTCTCCTGATACATTTTAACTAAAGATTCCAGTGGATTGACAATCGTAACAATCCAGTCTGGAGGAATAACAACGTCCTCATCTTCACTCAAAAGAATAAATGGGGACAGAGTAATCTCAACATTCCGATTATCGGTAGAAGATTCATCCTCTTCTACCAGGAGCATTGGTCTAGCTGCCCTGACTTTTTGTGGACAATGCAAAAGAACTCCACGCACTACGTTATCAGATAGAACTTCTTTTGTATCTGCAATAACTTGCTCACCTGACTTGAGCACCAATAATTTAATCGACATTGTTTGGATCTTACCTCATGACATTCTAGCAATAAAAAAGGGGGAAGTCAACCTGGATTTTGCCAGGGACTTCCCGCGCCGACGATATTCAGTTCTATTTAGAGATAGTCCTTACGGGCATGATGCTCTGGTACTATTTTCCCAAGTACGATCCGTAAAAGTCCGTCTTCGAATACAACTTCCCTGACTTCTGTGTCGTCGGATAGAGTCCACGCTCGTTGAAAACTTCTTTGAGCCAGTCCCTTGTGGACAAACGTCTTGTCGGATTCGGTGTCCTCCCTTTGTCCTTCGACAAAAAGTTTTCCATACTCCGTGTAAACATTGACCTCTCCTTTCTTAAATCCTGCTAATGCAATCTCTAAATGGGATTCCACATTATTTATTTGTATGAGATTATAAGGCGGATAATTCTTTGTAGTTTCGTGAAGGTTGAATAGACGATCGAAGTATTCGTCCATACCAATGCTGTTGCGGGTAATCTTATCCATCAAGGTATTAAGATCCGCAGCGGTATAACGTTGAATGTTCATTATGGTAGCTCCTTTAAAAGCGAGTTTGTGTTGTGTGGACCCTTACGGCATCCACTACTAATTATACAAGAAAGCATAAAAAAGCGGGTGTTGTAACCCGCTCTTTATCATTCGGTTTCTTCTACACGCTTTTTCTTGGAACCAATGTTGTATTTGGTTTCCAGGATCCAATCTCCCTTATCCTTATATGCAAGGACTTTGATTTGGTTGAGTGGTGCAATATCTTGAATCTTAGTTACATCAACAATTTCAATCAATCCCCAATCAGCAAGCAGTTGAGCAATGCGATTGCGACGTTGAACATCATTGACGGTAAGATTAGCATGTTTGCCGTCAAGGGCAAACAATTCCTTAAAATGAACCAGGTAATATCTTCCTTGCTTATGAAGGATATGGCAAGACTGGTAGATTTTCTTTTCCTTTCTCGATGCAACTCCGATACGAGTCAAAGTTTCACGAACTTTCAAAAAGTCATCAGGTTCGCTGAGGATAACCTCAACCATTTTATCTGGTGACCACTTAACTTCAGGTTCTTGAACCACGCTCATTGTTTTCCTCCAATTTCAAATTTCGATTTTATAAATGCAAGTTGTTCTTTAGTTAAAATCTTCAAAGCTTGCTTTGCCTTTTCATTGCTATAACCATAATAACGTTTGACATAATCAAGGTCTTTGACTTTATCTTGACGGAGCCAGGGAGAAAATCTCTTCTTTTTCCTCAGACTATTTAGCAAAAAATCATATTGCATCTTTTTGGGGAGGAAATGATACCTATTCATCTCATTAGAGAATAGTACAGTATCAAGGTGACCAGAAAAACAACGATTAACAATGTAGGGAGTGTACTCCCGCTCAAGTAAAGGATCTTCATCAATCAGATTGTCCTTTGTCTGATTAATAGAATTCAACCAGTCTTTCAATTCCATAATTTAAATTTATCCGTTCAATTTTTCGCTCTTTTTGCGATTGCGCTCATTTTGTTTTGGGGTTACCCAACGTAGATTTTCCAACCGATTATCTGTTGGATCATCATTTATGTGGTCTACAAGGGCAGTATCTCTTACCCATTGCTTTGCTGCCTCTGGAAGGTCCTTCCAACAATCTCTGAGGGATTCTGGTGGATATTCATCTATGGGCATCCAGGTCTCTGCAACTGCCCTGTGGAAGGTGATATTGAGTTTAGCACCATTCCAAGTATCACGATCGTTTCCTCTGGTGTGCTTGTAGTCTTCGAAAAATCCTTTCTTGATTGCGGCACGAAAGAATACGGCTTCCAGTCTACCAGTTCTTTTAGAAGTGCAGACAGATCTGCTCATGAACTTGTTGGTCTTTGTACTATAAACTTCTCCTTCCTTGGAAACATAATATCCAGGAATTTCTTTTCCAAATCGCACAAGAGGTTTGTACTTTTCATGAAAGTCAAAGATTTTAGTTAAATCTCCCATTTCATTCACCCCCCGAAATGAAAGAATTCATCTGCTTTGCGAGAGCAAGAATATCAGAGTCTGTTGGATATACTGGAAACTCTCCAGGATCTTCTCCCCGTTCATTCAGGATATTGAACCTGTTTTCCAGTGCATTATAACGTTGAATAAGTCGATCTTCTGCACGCTGGAGCAATTCCCAGCGCAACTCGTATGGATTAGCTGCCATTTTTTTAATTTGTAAAGTGTAGTGTGATTTGTCTGTGTATCAATGTGTAAGAATAATTTAAAACAAATCTTGTCCTATTTATATCAGACTACTGCACTTTTGTCAATATCATAGTTAAACAGCAGTAATTCTTTTCGCTCTTTTTGCTCTCGCATGTATTCACCTACAGACCTCATTGTATAAGTAAGGTCAAACTCGGCAGCACTCCAGTTGGTAAAGCGGTCTTTGACTAACTGGTCCGAGTTATAACTAATCAACTGATCAAGACTACAAGCAGAGCAATCAGCAGCAAACTTATCGTGATCAAATCCTTTGTGCATTGATCCCTTACGCCCATAGAGGTTATCCTTAATATCGTAAGGAGGATCAAGATATACAAAAGCATTACCTTCAG